GGTGGTCCTCGATAACTTTATTAGCGCGCACGGCCGTTTCGGTCGACGGCACGTCGTCGATGACGTTGTCCGCTCTGTCGAAAACTTTTCCAAGGCGATCCTTGACGTCTCGCATAGCCGCTGGAGTAGCCAAGGTGCTATCCGACCCCATAGTCTTCATGGTGGCCGCCGTTAAGGTGCGTTTAGTCTCAAGAGGCACCTCCACACTTCCCTCAAGAGCCATGAGGCGAGGGGAGCCGGATTTTAGGCCAGTAGTCATGGAGACATCAGCGTCTTCGAGTGTCCGCACCGCCTCGCCTCGAGCTGTACCCGGCTGCGTCAGACGAGCCTCTGGCCCCAACACTGCACGCTGCGTGCCCTGACGCAGTGCGCTCGTTGCAAACGGCGTTCCGAGTGCCGCGGCCAGTCTAGCTGGACCCTCCATCTCGGTCCCCTTGGTCATCTGACCGGCGGTTTCGCTTGCCAGTGCTGGAAGCACTACTGAACGTGCAGCGCGAAGCGGCCCGCCATATGGCATAGCCAAGGCGCCGCCCACAAACTCTCCGGTCGTCTTGGCATACTCGCCCTCGGTTGTCTGTGGCTCGTATTCAGTAAATCCGCCAGTCATTCTCGAGACGAGCGGGAGTATTTGCGGGTCGAGGTTCATCTCTGGCGCGTCTTCCATGCCGCCGAACAGCATGCGTGACAGCATAGACGGACCCTCTTGGATTAGCGTAGCGCCCTGACCCAGCATATCAACGGTTTTAGCGAAGCCACTTAGACCGCCAGACGCACCGGACTTAACAACGTCCTCAGTCTTGCTCGGCTTTGCCTTCTGCTCCTCCGCAAAATACATATCCATGAGGCGGTCTCTGTCTGCGGTTCGTCCGTCGGCCTCGGCTTGCCGTGCTAATTCAAGTAGCTCTTGCAGGTCCATTAACCTCTCCCCTCACGCATTCGCTTCAAAAATTCTGCGTCGGTTTCACCCTCACGCTGAGTTGCTGACGGCTGAGAGGATCCACCGGCCCAAGATGGCCTCTCCTCAAGCCCTAAGAATGCAGTAATTCTAGCTGCGTCCTCGTCGTTAGCGCCTCTATACAAGTCAGAGATAAGTGTTCGATAATGCCCTTGGACCTTACCGAGCTGAGTTTTTACGGTTGCAGGGTCTGTTGCTAGATCAACTTTGGCCAGCTCTGTTTTAAGTAAATTAAGCTCTTCTTGGTTCAAAGCCCCCATTGTGGCTCCCGTAGCTTTTAATGCTTTGAGGCTATCAAGGGCCAAGGATGACACGACGCTGTCAACCAGCGCTTGCGTCTTCCCTGCGGATGACATTGGGATGCCCCTAGTCAACCACGCCCACGTCCCGGTCGTCAGTGTTGGATCATCGTCAATCATTGAGATAATGCTGTCTATGTCTCGCAGTGTGGATACTGCTGACCGTCCACGACCCTCTTTACCCATCTCTGCCTGCATCTGATCTTGCAGCGCCTTAATGCGCACCGCTATTCCCGGCGCCAAGTTGGGGTTTGCCACGGCCAAGCGAGACAGTCGCTCGATCTGCGCCTGTATGTCTCCAGCCGCGGCTTCGCCCGGTCCCATGATAGAAGTTAGCGCTTCTTGCTGCGCCTGCGCCGCCTGCGCCTTGCGCCCCATATCTATCTGGTCGTTGATCGCCTTGAGGGTGCTACTGAATGCGCTGCCCTCTTTGCCCTGCAACGCAAACCCGGCGTCTTTGATGGCGCCAAACGCCAACATCATGCGCTGCTGACGGTTTAAATTGCTGAATTGGTCCGTGGCCTCCTGCGGCCCGAAGAGCATGTCGCCCAACCCGCCTGACTTTGGAGCGGTCAACTGCTCCTGAGTTACCGGAGCCGCCGCTGGCACAGCGTTCATGGCTCCCGCCACAGCCGCTGGGTCCATAGAGCCGGCGTTTAGTGCGGCAGCCTGCGGATCGAGAGTGGTCGCCATGCCCTCTGCGACCTGAGCAGCGGAAACTGGATCTGGAAGCGCTCCGGGATCGACGTCGTCTTGGATGCCAAGCCTCCGACGCATGTCGTCGGTTGCGGGGTAACCCACCGCCAATCCTGTGACATCCACGCCCTGACGGGCAAGCTCATCAATGTCGAATTGTGTTAACTGCATCTCATTCGCCCTTCATATTCACTTAAGCGGATTGTAGCCCATAGCGCCGAGCCCCTGACCAAACGAGCCAAGTGCCGCCAGCGCATTCCCCGCGCCGCCCTGAGAGCTGGTGCCCATAGATGTGCCGGACACGTTGGTCGTCCCGAAGCCCGCCGGTATCGCCGCGGCGGTGCCAGTGAGTGCGCCAAATTGCGATAGCGGAAACTGCAAGCCCGCCAAATACTGCTCGTATGCCGCGTCCAGCTCCGCCTGCTGCGGCGCTCTCTCTGCCGAGCCTGCTGTGAGCTGCGCCCCGAGGCCAGCGAGCTGAGACTGCAAGCCTGCACCGGCGGTCGATGCCATCTGACCAGCCGCCTGCATGCGAAGAGCGTCTTCCGCTGCTGCACGCTGCGTGCCGTACTGCAAGCCCTGCTGCTGCAAGCCCGCCAAAGTCTGGCCCATGCGGGCGTCGTATTCGCCTGCGCGCTCGCCTTGGAACACGTCGCGACGAGTGTTGCCGAATGCGCCGGCGCCAGTGATCTGGCCCTGCTCTGCGACGATGTCCTTGCCGCGCTGCCGCTCCATTGCGGCCAGCGTCGGGTCGATGACGCCCTGAGTAAACTGGTTTTGGTACTGCGCGATCTGCGCCGCCTGATCTTGCGGTGTGCGACCAGCGAGGCCAGCGTAAACGTCGCCGGCGGCGCCGTAAGCGTCAGCGCCAGTATCGAGCCCGCCATAACCCTGTATTGCTCCACGCTCCAAGTCGGTCATCCCGGCCACACGCTGACCCTCATATGGCGTGAACTCGGCAGTGCCGATCTCGGTGCCCTTCGGGATTACGACGTTCCGCAGGAAGTCTTCTTGGAACTGAGGCATCGTCGCCTCGGTGGTGTTGTCGATGATTTCCGTGGTCTTGGTTGTGCTGCCCATCTTATAGCTCCATCTCGTAGTGGACGTAGGTCTTCTTGAAGAAACCACACTTGTCCAAGTATTTCTCAAACCCGAGGCGTCCGTCTGCCTCAATCCCGCTCAGCTCTGCTTTACGCGCTAACTCCACAATCGCCTCCAGAGCCTCTTGCATCCACTCAGCAATTCGAGAGCCACCCAAGTGCTCAATAAATAGAGTTTGACGCATGGGATGCTGCATGACCGCAGTGCTGAACGCAGCGACAGGCTCACCCGCAATATAAACGATCCACATAACGGACCGTCTTTCTCGAAAGTTTGCCAGAACGCGCTCCACAGGGACATTTCTCTCGTCTCTTTCTATACTGGCGGCCAGAAACGGCATGCCGATCTCAATTCCGTGGTCGATGTCCTCTGCAACGGCAGGAATGACCTCAACATTGTCTTGATGCAACTTTACCACGTTATCCATATTTACGCCAGCCTCACCCATGTAACCTCGTGATCGACAGAGTTGACGACGGAATGCCGGGAACTGGCGACGCCGCCGCCGTGTGGTTCAAAAACCCCTGAGTGCTGTCCACCATGAAATTGACCTCAAGATAGTCGCCGGCGCTCACTTCAAAAATTTGTGTGCGCGACACCACGAGCGTTGCGTTGTTCTGGTGTAGCGCAGTGGTCATCGCCCCATTAGTGGCTGCAATTCCATTCACGCTGGGCCAAAAATAGAAGTGAACTGTGCTGCTCGATGTGGATGAGATCTGCGCTGAGAATGACAAGACGTATTCTCCGCCCTCCTCGAATACGATCCGCGACGCAGGAGTGCCCTGAGTGATACCCTCGTTGCCGACGGGCGCGTCATAGGTCAACTTATATGCAGTGTTTGCTGAGGCCGCAGTGACGTCCGCCGTCTTAATAAAATTTGCGTGACCATCTTCCAGCACAATCTGACGCCACTCGCCATTTTTAGACACGACAGGATATCCCTCAGCCTCGTCCCAGAGAAGCGTGCCGTTCTCAACCGCCGCTGCGCCGGATGGCTTAAAGACGAGCTGTGTTAAAGCCCGCCTCGTCCATGTAGAGAATGTCCGCGCCCAGTCGAATATGTCGGGTCCGACGCTGGGTGGAATTGGAGACGTCATCTCTTGCCGCCCGCAACTGCGTCGACGCGCATGACACCCACCCGCCAGTCAGCGAGGCGCGCGCCCTCGACGCGCATTCGAGCCTGACGACCAGAGAAGCGAACAGACGTCGGGTTTGCCATAGCAAACGGCCCGTGAGACGTCTCCGACCCGTTGGGATATAGACGCGTTTTGAACGTGGCTGAAACGTCGCCCTGTGTCAACTCGTCTGGGATCAGTCTGGTGACTTTGACTAAGTTGTCGCCTGAGCCAATTGAGAACGGCCCAGTCTCCGCAAACACTGTGGCGCCGTCGTAGTTTAGGCCGACCTCGTGCTCATACATCGTACCCCCCGGAGACATCATCAGTGGGTATCTAAAAACTCCGCGGTCAACGCCGCATGTGCGTGACAGCTCACCTGTAGCCCAGTAGCCCTGCTTGTAATCAAAGCTAACGTAGCGATCAATTTCGTTTGAGTTAGAGCTACAGTAAAACCACCAGACTTCTCCCTGCTGGCCTAAAGATGCACTCCAGCACTTACTAATCTGCGAGCGGTTTATGTCCCCGAATATGTAGTCTTTTACGTCACACTCAAGCTCTTGGACGTTGGACCCGTTGTAGAAGAAGAACGACTTGTGGCCCATCCAGAATGTCCCGACGTCCACACTAGAAACAGCCTTTCTGGAAGCCAGACCCGACGCCGTACTAATCCTCTCAGTCGAATACACAAATGGCGCCCCGACATATGTCATGCGGTGCGTATCTAAGTCAGTGAATATTAAAGTCTGACCACGCCCGCGCTGTGCCGCCATGATTTGTCCGGCTGTTTGCAGTATCTGAGAGCCGGCCTGATTTGTGCTTGATGGCGTCCATGTGGTGATGTCTTCTTGGTCGGACCACTGGACAACCCTCGGGTCTCCGCCCGCCCCAAGGCAGAACAAAAAGCGCTCCTCACTTACAATTACGCCAAGGTTATTGGTGGGCGCATTGGGTATTACTGTAGCCGCTGTCGCCGTGTTTCCAGTCCACTGGTATGCCCTGCCGTCGTCTACGCTGCACGCGACAAGGTAGTTTCCAAAGTTATCTAGAGACCATGTGGTCGCCTCTTGGTAATTCCCGGTGTCTGGCCGCTCTGTGCCGTAGAAAGACGTCCCATAGGTTGAATACCCATAGCCAGTGTTGATAGCCGCGTCTTGAGTGCCGGCGGTTAAGCCTGCCGGTGTTATGGTGTAGACAGTGCCGGCAGAGTTTGTGACGTACAAATTGTTATAAGTCCCCATAGCCGCCCAGCGAGAGCCATTGCTATCCTGCCACGCGTGCATGCTGCGAGCTTTTTCTGATACCGCACTTGCAGTGCGTTCACGCCAACCACCCACCGGACGCAAGGATGAGCCGAGCCAGCGGACGAGGTTACCATCCCGCCAGCGACCTGCGGCTTCGTATTCTGTGCCGTTCCGATACATTCCCGCAGGAATTTTGAGCGGTATTAGTGCCATCAGGATGTCGCTCCGTAAATTGTGCCGTTGTTTGTCAGCGTGGCTGTCCCAGAGATAGCAGCGCCGCCTGCGCCCGCTCCCGACCCAGCACCTGATAGCCCCCAACCACCTCCGCTGACTGTCGTGTTGCTCGCCTCAAGTATAGACCCGCCCTCTCCGCCCGG